TAGAGACTGGGATACCGCCTAGAGAATTTATTGATATGGATAGCGAAATGTATGCCGCAATCATACAAGTCCTAACCGACAGAGCTAAGGAGATCCGAAATGCCAGCAGAAGCCGTAGGCGTTAAAGATGTCCTTGCAGGTCTAAAGTTTATTGACAAAGATTTACAAGATCGTATTAGGACTGCTATTGATCCACTAATGCGTAACGTAGCAGCTAAGGCTAGATCATTTGTGCCTGGTAATGCTGAGGTATTATCGGGCTGGACTAAAGAGCCTAACGCAAACATTAATTATCGCCCATTTCCCAAGTATGATGCTGGCACAGTCAAGGCTGGTATTGGATATAACTCAGGCGATAATCAAGTATTTAAAAATGGATTTAAAGTAAGCAATTATGTTTACAACGTAAGTGCACCTGGTCGCATATATGAAACTGCTGGCCGTAAAAACCCACAAGGTAGAGCGCCATTCCAGCAGATCGATCCAAGCCTGCCTGGCACAACCTTTGGCAAGGTACAAGGATTTGAAGGCAAGGCTAGAGCACGTGAGTATACTTACAACAAATCTACCAGAGAGTATGCATCAAATAATCCTTTTGCTGGCTATCAATTTGTTACATCAATGCCAGGACTTACCTCACAACCAAAGATTAAAGGCGTGCGTGCTGGTGGTCGAAAAACTAAAGGCCGCTTAATCTACAAAGCCTGGGCACAAGATAGTGGCAAGGTTTATCAAGCAGTGCTAGGCGCTATTAATTCCACAGCTATAAAATTTAACAAATCAACAGAGATTAAGAAGGCAGCGTAATGGCCAATGTAGTAGTCTCGGCAATAGCCACCTGGAATGGTAAAGCACTTAATAAAGGCAAAAAGGATGTATCAGCCTTTGACAAGCAAGTAAACAAATTAGGCAAGACCTTTGCTGGAGTTTTTGGCGCTCAGCAATTATTCCAATTTAGCAAGCGAGCAGTACAAGCCTTTGCAGCCGATGAGAAGGCAGCCAAGTCTTTAGAAGTTCAATTACGTAATACTGGTTTTGCATTTAGTGCGCCAGCCGTTGAAGATTACATAGCCAATTTACAAAGAGTTACAGGCGTATTAGATGACCAACTACGCCCAGCATTCCAGCAATTACTAACAGCTACAGGATCTATTACTAAGAGCCAAGATGCATTAAACACTGCATTAAATGTAAGTGCTGCTACTGGTCGATCTTTGACAGAGGTAAGCGCAGCATTAACTAGAGGATTCTCAGGCAACACCACAGGTCTTAGCCGTCTAGGGGCTGGCATAAGTAAGGCCACATTAAAAACTGGTGATATGGATAAGATCCTGGGTGAACTTAATAACAAGTTTGCAGGCCAGGCACAAGCTAGATTAACTACCTATGCAGGCAAGATGGATCTACTAAGAGTATCTACAGAGAATGCTAAAGAAGAAATCGGTAAAGGTTTATTAGATGCCATAAGTTTATTAGGCAAAAATAGAAGTATTGAAGATGCCGCTACTCAAATGGACACCTTTGCTAAATCTATTAGCGATGCAATTTATGGCGTAGGTTTATTAATAAGCAAGTTAGACGGCCTAGCATCGAAGATAACTTCTGGTGGCTTAGGCGATTTGTTAATACGTTTACAACCAGGTGGGCTAGCCTTACAAAGGGCTGTGGGATTAGCTGGTGGTGCAAGAGACGCTACTCAGCCAGACAACAAACAAGGCCGAGCATCGGCTCGTATCTTTGGCCAACAGCTACGCCTAGAAAATAAACTATCAGAGCAGAAGAAAAAAGAATTAGCAATACTAGATGCAAAGAATAAGAAACAGACCGAGGTAGATAAACTAGCTGAGAAGTTTGATGTTGAGCGCATAGGTTTAATGAAGGCGTTGGGCGAGGCTACCGATGCTGAAACTAAATTACGCATCCAGTCTAAGTTAGCCATTTTAGACAATAACGAGGCTTTGGCTAAGAAATACAACGCAGAGTTAAATGCCAAGACAGCTGCGGATCTATTGGCCCAAGCTGGTAAAAATGCTGCCGAAAGTTTAAACACTTTGCCTAGCAATATAGCTAACCTTGCTAACACTTCTATAAATAACCCTGCATTTGCTAGTAGCGCTGCAGGTATGAATCTAGGTTTAGCATTAGGGTTTACGCCAGGCAGTAGATCTAATGCAACACCACAGGACTTAAATCCTATTTATGGCCCAAGCACTACCCCTACTTCACAAGGTAATACTTATATTGATATGACACTTAACACAGGTGCAGTGTTAAGCAGTAACCAAGACTTAGAACGTTATATTCAAGATGCTTTAGGTAACATTACTAAACTAGGTAATGGAGCATTAGTACCTGCTGGATCGATTGCGTTTCAATGACAGTTCCAGTAATCAACGCCACAATAAACTTCTCCACTGGGCCAAGCACTGCTCAGGCTATGCAGTTAGATATTGGCGTATTAGGCACAAACGTATTGGCAGATGCAGTAGCAGTTATTGTTGACGTGTCAGATCGTATTAACTTTATTCAAACAGCTGTAGGCCGTAATGCTTTATACGATCAATTCCAAACAGGCCAATTAACACTACGCATAGTAGATCAGAATGGTGACTTTAACCCGACTAACCCGACTGGGCCTTACTTTGGATTACTAACACCTATGAAGAAGGTCAGCATCGCTGCCACCTATAACAGCGTAACCTATCCTTTATTCTCAGGCTTTATTACAAGTTATGTAAACACACAACCTAAAGATGCTACAGAGGTTGCCTACACAACCATACAAGCCGTAGATGCTATGCGCCTGGCTTACAATGCCCAGATCTCAACAGTCACAGGTGCTAATACTGGTGACCTATCAGGGGCACGTATTAATGAGATATTAGATGAGATCGACTGGCCATTATCACAACGCCAGATAGATGCAGGTCAAACTACATTACAGAATGATCCAGGCACCCCACGCACTGCTTTAGGTGCTATGCAGACTGTCGCCTTGTCAGAGTACGGCGCAATCTATGTAGGTTTTGACGGATCCTTTGTATTTAAGGACAGGCTTACAGCTACAGAGACCATAGGTAATCCAGTGACAGTCTTTGCAGATGATGGCACAGGTATCCCATACGCTAACGCAGCCTGGAAACTAGATGACACCCTTATATTTAACTCTGCCCAGATAAGCAGGCTGTCGGGCACTGTGCAATCTGCCAGCAATCAGGCAAGCATCGACAAGTATTTTATCCATTCTTATAACCAGCAAGATCTGCTAATGCAGACTGATGCCGTAGCCCTAGATTATGCCAGGGCTTATGTAGCCAGCAGGGCCGAGACAACCATCCGATGCGATGCCATCGAGCTAGACCTATACACCCCTAACTACGATACAGGTGTAGTAGCAGCCCTAAACCTAGATTTCTTTGATCCGATCACAGTAATCACTACCCAGCCTGGTGGATCTAAGCTGGAAAAAACCCTGCAAATCTTTGGCGTATCTAACATCATCACACCTAACAGCTTTAAAGTGGTGTTTACAACGCTAGAACCTGTCATAGATGGGTTTATAATAGGCAACATAGATTATGGTGTCTTAGACCAAAACGTCTTATCTTATTAAGGAGATATAATGACAACCTTTCCAGGCACGACAGGGCAAGTAGTTACTTCTGCTATGTGGAATGGGCTACCAGCCTTCACAGTACAAACTGCTAAGACAGCCGATTACACAGCTGCTAGTGGTGATGAATACCAACAATTAGTGCAGATGAATAAAGCAACGGCTATTGCATTTAAGTTGCCAACAGATGCAACATATAATTTTGCAATTGGCACAGTAATTACAGTTTTAAATATAGGGGTAGGTACTTGCACAATAAGTGCAGTTACACCTGGCACTACAACAGTATTAAGCGCTGGCGGTACTGCTGCGTCTCCAACGCTGGCACAATATAAAACAGCAGTTTGCATAAAAACAGCTGCAAACGCTTGGTACGTAGTAGGCGGAATTGCATAAATGTTAAATGTAATTGCAGGCACTTTAAGTGGCGGTTATGTAACACCACCTACAGCTTCAATTGAGTATTTAGTTATTGCTGGAGGCGGAGGCGGAGGCGCATCTGATAGTGGATCTGAAACAGGATCGGGCGCTGGTGCTGGTGGATATTTAACTTCTACCATTACTGTTAATACTAATCAAACTTATGCTTGCACTGTTGGTGCAGGTGGCGCAGGTGGAACAGTTGCAGCCCGACAAGGATCACAAGGCAGTAATTCAATTTTTAGTTCTATAACTTCAACTGGTGGCGGATTTGGTAGTTTAAATTCTGGAGGAAATGGTGGATCGGGTGGAGGCGGAGGTCGAACCCAATTTAAAGGTTTAGGAACAGCAGGTCAAGGTAATGATGGTGGAGATGGTTTTACTGGCGCACCTAATGGATCGGGTGGAGGCGGAGGATCTTCTGCCCCAGGTCAAGGTGGTACAAGCGCAACTGGTGGAAATGGTGGCAACGGAACAGCATCATCAATAACAGGATCAAGTATTACACGAGCAGGTGGCGGAGGCGGAGGCGGAACTACAAATATTGGAACAGCGGGAACAGGTGGAGCAGGAGCTGGAAATGGCAGTTCTGCAACAGCAAATACTGGCTCAGGTGGTGGGGGTTCAAACGGCGCAATTAACGCAGGCTCAGGTGGTTCAGGAATTGTTATATTAAAATACATCAATACTTTAACAGCTACTTTTACTGGTGGAGTTACTCAATCGACTACAAATGATGGTTCATTTAAAATATCCAGTATTACTGCAGCAGGTGTCTCCGACACAGTAAGTTGGTCATAATGGCACATTACGCATATTTAGATGATAACAATGTAGTGGTTGCAGTTACAGTGGGTGTAGATGAATCTGAGTTAATTGATGGTTTAGATACGGAAACTTATTATGCACAAGGCACGCCATACACAGTTAAGCGGACTAGTTACAATGCAAAAATCCGTGGTAACTATGCTGGCCGTGGCATGATTTATTTACCTTTAGAGGATATTTTTATCCAACCTAAATGCCATGATGAAGCAATCTTGAATGCCAAAGCTGCTAAATGGGAATGTAATAACGCAGATCACGATACCGATGAATCCTAAATTGTGTGCAGCTGGTGTGCAGTTAAGAGATCAAGTTGATACGTGGTTTCCAGATAGGCGTACTGCCAGTGATGGGTGGCTGGGCGATAGCCGTCACTCCGCCAGAAAATCGGATCATAATCCAGACGCCAATGGATGGGTCAGAGCAATTGATATTGATTCTCGCTTGGGTTCACCCGAAGGGATCAGCGCTTATTTGGCTGACCAAATCAGAATCGCTGGTAAAACCGATAAACGCATATCTTACGTCATCCACAATGGGAGAATATGCTCGAAGATATTAAACTGGAAGTGGCGTAAGTACAACGGCATAAATCCGCACATAAAACATTTGCACTGTAGTTTTACAAAGCTAGGCGATCTCGATGGAAAACCATTTGACATCCCATTACTAGGAGGCAAAATATGAAAATAAGCAAGAAACAAAAAGCAATACTAAAATCATACTTTCGGGGTGTGCTTGTATCTTTACTAACATTTTTAGCAAGTAATGAATTGGGTTTAGATCCTGCAGTGTCTGTAATTGTTGCAGCGTTAGCAGGTCCAGCAGCTAGGGCTTTAGATAAATCCGACAGTGCTTATGGCATCGGTGCCGATGAAGCATGACACCTACAGAATGGGCTGGCTTTGGCGCTGGCGTTATGGCCGTGCTATCAG